AGCGCCGGCGCCGCTATCTGCCAAGACTGAGGCAGTTTGAGCGACGGCTTCGGATGCGGCATCGGCAGCGTCCGTCGTGGAGATACCTGCACCCTTCTCGCCTGTTACACCATCCGGCCCAGTGCCAGCGGCTGCCTGCCCTTCTGCCGTCAACAGACCCGAGTCCTCCGCCGAACCTGGAGCAGTTGCAGGGACGCCCGAATCAGCGGAGTCGCTAGCGCCTGGAACGATCGCTGGGCCAGGCGAAAGAGGCAACCCGGCAGCTTCAGACGGCCCGCTGCTGGAATCAACGGTCGATACCGAGTCCTTCGCATCAGCCGTGGAGGCTGGTGTTTCCTGTTTACGTGCCATTGGATTACTCCATTGCGGCGCCATTTCTGGCGCCGATCTGCGGGATGGTTAAGGAGTGACCAGCGGGCCAGTAACGAACGCTTCGTCGCGATAGATGGCAAAGGCCAGGCGCTCTTCAGCACGAATCGTTGCCATGTTTTTCTCGAAGTCATCACCGTTCTCGGTCGAGATCAGCACTTCAATTTCCATGCGGTCGAAGATCTGGGCGCCGAGCTTGAACGCACCGACGAGGAAGTCGTTCTGTGTCATGGCCTGGGTAGAAACCACAGGGCGATTCCAGAGTTTCGCGTTGGTGCCTTCCTGAGGCTGGCCGATGATGTAGCGCCCCTCGCCGTCCTTAGTCAGCTCAATGGCCGCCCAATCGATCGGGTTGAGCACGATGCCGTCGGATGGGAACTCGGCCAGTTCGGCCTGCAACAGCGCCAGGCGCAAACGGTCAATGCGCTGCTCGCCCACTACAGCTACACCAGCCGGGGCGGCGTACAGTTGAGCAACGGTCATGAGGCCCTGCAGGTTCACGCCAGTGCCGTTGCCGTAAAGCAATTGAGCTTCTTCCGCCATGGTGAGGCCGTAGCGTGCACGACCGTCGATATAGCTCTGCAGTGCCTTGGCGTCGTCCAGCATCTGGCGGCTGGCTTTGAACAAATGGGCGATGGTCCTCACGTTCGCCGTGGCCAGGCCGAAGGTCAGGTCGGAGTACGGCTTGGCAGTGTTCTCTGCCACAGTGCGGGCGTTGTTGACGAAGCCGGTTTCACGGACGTACTCGATGGAGTTCGATTCGGTGGTACCTGGCGCGACCAGGTCGCGGACGGTCAGTCGGCGCTGAGGCGGGGCAATGATCCCCGGCAAGCGCTGAGTCTGCACCAGGTCACCGCCGGTTGCGGTAGTGATGGCCGCGCGCGGCACGGAGACACGGCGGGAACCACGGAAGGACGAGTTCATGTCCTTCATTTCTTCGCTCTCGATCACGAGAGCACCTACCGATTTCTGCGGCTCTTCCTGATGGCTCCGATCCCGGCTTGCATGCACCAGTTTCTGCTCTGCCTCGCCCAGGCGCGCCTGAAGCTCGCCCTGCTTGGTCAGCAATTCATCGACCTTGGCACGCGTTTCGGTATTCATTTCACCGGAAGCCTTGATTTGCTTCTCGGTCGCCTCGGCCTGGCTTTTGATCTGATCGCCAATGCCCTTGAGGCTGGCGTTGAGTTCCTTGACTTGGGCTTCAAAGTCCATGGTCACTTTCCTTTCAGAGAATTGAGGAGATTGGTTGCCGCGCTCAGAGAGGCGGAGAGGTCTGGCGCGACAGCGCTGGGCTTATCGGTCGAGGCAGCGTTATGCGTGCCCCCGCCGGGAGCGCGAGGCATGCCGGACTTGAAATTGGCGAACAGTTCGCGGCGCTCGGATCGAGGCATCCCCCCCTTGGCCAGAGCGACATCCATGGCCTTGAGCGCATTGTTCTGGGCCGCGTCTTCGGTTTCGCGTTCGGTAACTTCGCTGGAAGACAACACCCCAGTCGCCAGGCCAAGCTCCACAGCGCGCTTACCACGGATATAGGTTTCGTCGTCCATCAGCTCGGCCATGTCCTTCGCCGACTGCCCACTCGTCTCGGCGTAGAGGTCAGCCATCGCGGCATCGAACTCCTCCATATCGTCGGCGATATCGCGGAGGTAGTTGCGATTGCCGGCGAGCCAGGTCCAGCAGTTGTGGATCATGAGGAAGGCGCTGCTGGCCACCTCTCGCTTCTTCCCCGCGAGGAAGACAATCGAAGCAGCGCTCGCCGCCATGCCGAGCACCTTGGTGGTGACCTCGTGGCTGTGTTCTTGTAGGCGGTTGTAAATGGCAATGCCTTCGAACATGTCACCGCCTGGCGAGTTGATGTAGACGGTGACATCACGCTCGCCGATCGCCCGCAAGGCGGCGTCGATTCGTTTCAGCGTGACGCCCTCGCCATACCAGTCTTCGCCGATCACGCCGTACACGGTGATGGTGTCTGAGGTGTTCTCGACGGCCGCCTGGATCGCGGGATTCCATTTGTCGAGCGCGCGCGGGCTCATCTCGCTGCGCAGGCCGCGAGACTGGATCTTGTGCTTCATGGATTGCTCCCGTGAGTTACTTTTCGGGCTGTTGGAGCCAGTTCATCAGAGCAGCCCTTGCGGCCTGGCTATCGTTTTGCTTGCCCAACTGGTCAAGTGGAACCAGGTTGGATTGCACGGTCAGTACATCGCCACCCGGCATGCTCGGAAGATTTTCTTTCCGCCGACCCTCGTTTCGGGTCATGTAGCCGTTCTGCCCCATCGTGCTGAGATAGGCCGCCCGACCGGCGCTGTCCGCACGCAGGAACGCTTCAAGTGAGTACTCTGCGTAGAACTTGATCCGGTCAACCGCCGTCATGCACCACTTGTTCACGCACTGCTCGATCGGCGCCGTGAAGGACATGATGCAGTACGTGAGAAACGCGATCTGCTGTTGCTCCAGGCCGGTCCCCCAGTTGCTGCCCTTGTCGGTCTTCATCACCATCCAGGGCGGAACGCCGAACCATCGGCAAATTTCCTCGATGCTGTGTCCTCTCGACTCCAGCAGTTGCGCATCGGCAGGGTTGATGCCGATCATCTCCGGCTTCACGCCCTGCTCAAGTACTGGGCTCTTGCCGGCATTCAATGCCCCGGAGATTGTCTTAACGTACTCACGAAACTCGACGCGCTGAGCCGGGTTGAGCGTCTTGTCGACCGAAAAAGCGACTGTGGGCATCATGCCGTTGCGGAATGTGCTATTGGCGGCATCGTCTGCCGACATCGCAGAACCGAACACATCCGCGCCGTACCGAATAGCAGAAAGGCCGACTCGGCCATCCAGAGTGAAGGCTGGGATGTGCAGCATGTCCTGTCGCTGGATCTCTCGGCGGGCTCCCTTTCGCGGCCTGAAGAAGTATCGCAGCCTGCCGTCATCATCGAACTCGAGGTCGACTCGGGACGGCATCAGGAAGTCCAGCGCAATGACCCGACCTGCGGAGCGGTGGATCTCGCAGTAGGCGTTGCCCCACAGCAGCATCGATGCCACGACTGCCTGCCAGAAATGGAAGGCAGCCATGTCTTCGTTGGGGCTGTTGTGCACAACGTCGTACAGCGGGAAATCGCGGGCGCTTTCACGACTACCATCAGGCATCCGCCGGTAGATGCTCAACGGCAAGCCGGCTACCGAAGTCGAGATGATACGGACGCATGCCCACACGGTGGACAGGCGCATGGCCTTGTCGACGCTGACTGACTTACCACTACTGGACTGGGCGCCATTAAAGGCACTCCAGAAACCTCCATCCGACAGCTTGATAGTCTTGCCCAGCCACTCACTCATGCTGGCTGAAGGCTTGGTGGCAGCAGCGCCCAAAGCCTGGGATAGGGTTTTAATCACTGACAAGCCCTCTGCGAATGAAGCCAGCGATGCAGAAGAAGCTCAGCGATCCAGCCAGCAAAGCCCAGCCGGTACCAGCCAGCATCCAGACCCCGCTGCATGCCAAGCAGAAAGCGACCACTGCGCAGGCGATGAAAATATGAAATGCGTTCATGCGATCAGTGGGTCCCGAATGCCTGCCATGAAATTGTCCATTCCCCCGCGCCCCTCAGGATTGAGGCTGATCAGAGAAACGGCGTTGAATGTAGCCATCAACGGGTCGATCTTCGCTGTGCCCGAGGCCTGCTTGGTGATCAAGAAGGCATTGGCCGATGGCACCCCTTTGGCGTTGCCGCAGGACCAGGCCATGAGCGGCTGACCGCAGTGCAACAGAGAGCCTTCAGCGAGCTTCCGCTCGGTCGTCTTGATCGCGCCTGTGAGCTTCCAGCCCTGAGAGATGCCGACGATCTTGTCTTCTTCGACCCCAGCATCAGCTAAGGCGTCGAGAACAGAGCCGATTCCCGCTGGATCGAGACCGACCTTGTCCAGCAGACCTGTCTCGTTGATGCTTTTGACGATGGCAGCGAATTCCTCAACGTCGTCGCCGATCCGCTTGACGAGAGTCAGGTCACCAATCGCCTCAAGGTCCTTGAGGCGTGGGGCTTCGGACTTTCGCCGCTCTAGCACTGAAGGGTGTGCCCAGGCATGGGCCCAGTGGAACCAGCGACGAGTGCCCGCTTCACGCCCAACAACTGCAAGACCAAGCAAGTCGTCCAGGCCGCCGCCATCGCCACCGACGTCGATGACCTCGCATCGATCAAGGATCTCGTCCAGGCTCAACCAGCTGGCGGCCTGGGGCTCCCAGAATTCGGCACCAACCCAGGCGTCAGACATAAGCGCCAAGCCGATCTCAATGTTGAGGTGCTTGGCCAGGAAGCCACGCAGCTCCGCCTCTCCGTCGATCTCCGCTTGCATGAACAAGCGCTCAAGCGTTGGACGATCGACCGAGAACCCCATGTTGGGGTTCACCAGATGGAAGTTCTCCGGCTTGCGAGCATCGCCGCTGTCGATCATCTCCTTGGAGAATTCGTAGATGACGGGCAAGAATCGATTGTCGTCGATGCGGCCATCACGTACGCCGCGGGCATAGTTCAGCTTCGACCGGAACACACCTGCGGGCGGTTCGTTCGACTGCGTGGTCAGCCAGATGACGAAGCCTTCGGGCCTCGACAGCAGGCCACCTGTGGCCTCCCGAATCATGTCTGCCGCTTTAGGGTTCTTGCCAAATAGCCAGGCCTCATCGATCAGCACGCCAACGGCCTTCTTGCCGCCGACCACATCGCTGTCAGCGGCAACCACCTTTAGCGTGGCTCCCGTTTCCCGGTGAGTAATCAGTCGCAGGTGTGGCTGCACATGCAGCAGGTCCTTCAGCTCCTCGTCGTTATTGACCATGTCCTTGGCCGGCACGAAGGCGTTGTCGGCAATTTCTTTGGTCGGCGCGAGGATGATGAACTCGGCCGACATCCGCCAATTACGCACCAAGGCCGTCAACATGATTGCGGCAGCGATGGTCGACTTGCTGTTCTTCTTCGGGATGCAAAGCATGAACTCCCGAATCAGGCGTTCACCGGTCTCGCTGTTGTAACTGCCAAACACAGCTCCTGCGAAAGCGAGTACCCATGGGGCACATGCGCTCTCAATGGTTGGACTGCCAGGGGCATCGACAATACGAAGCCCTTTGAAGACTTCAAGGCTCTCTTCTGCTTCTTGGGGGAAAAGCGGTTCGGGGATGATGGATTCACTGGCGGCCAGACGCCGCCACCAATCTGGGCAGGCCGTAGTCCAAAGCATGCGCTACCCCTTGACGACGGTAAGGGGCGGCTTGCTTTGGGAGTACTTGCCTTTGCCCGCCTCTTTCGCGGCCTCCGCCTTCTGCTCTTTCTTGCCCGCCTCCGCCTTCTTCCCGTGGATGTAAGGCACGGCGGTCTGCGCAGCATTGCGGCGATCAAAGACCTTCGCCCGGGGCTCGTTCATTAGTGCGAGCAGCCAGACCAATGGATCATCAGTGGAAGGCAGACAACTGAGGAACTCGCCATCGGCCTCATTGATCTCGACTGGTTCCGCACTGGCTTCATCGGCCTTCGCTTTGCCGCGCCGCTTTTTCGGCTCAGGGTTAACACTTAGCTCTGCTCTGCGAGCCAAAATTGCGGATGCGATCTTGGGATCATTGGCCCAGCGCGAACCAGCGGCAGCAGCCGTCGAGGGCTTGCTACCCGCGGCTTCCGCCGCTTCTTTGTTGGACGCACCCCGGGCCTTAGCGTCAACAAACTGTCGCTGTTTGTCTGTTAACACCATTAACAAAAACCTTTAGGGGGGAGAAAAATGTCTACGTGGGGTCGGAGGCGGTCTAGCTAGATGAGAATTCCTAGCTTTTGACCCCCTACCCCATTAGCGGCACGTCACTGGCGTGCCTCTAGGTCATCGAGCTGGGTTTCGACGATTCGCTGACGCCTCAGCCACCCAGCCCCGCTGCCTCCTCGGCCTGCTTGACGGAGTCGTGGCAAGGCTTGCAGAGGCTCTGCCAGTTGGTCTGATTCCAGAAGAGAACCATGTCTCCACGGTGAGCAACAATGTGGTCAACAACCCTGGCCGCAGTTGTGCGGCCGTTCCGCTCGCAGAAGACGCAGAGCGGGTGCTCAGTGAGGTACTGCTCTCGCGCTTTCTGCCATCGGTAGTCGTAGCCACGCTGGGAGCTGGTCATGCCGCTACGCCAGCTGCCAGGCGTGACCACCTTGACCCGCGAACTTGCGCTCTCTCTGATGCGCGATCCGAGCGTCTTGAGCCTGGCCATCAGCGCACCTCGACCACAATACCGCCCTCTATCCATCGAAAGACGCGACCCGTGTCCGGCTCGCGGCCGGTTATGTGGGACATGACAACGACGCCGGCAAGGTAGTAATTCAGCAACTAGGTCTGGCGGCAGTCGATCGTTGCGGTGATGCGAGTCATGGCCATGCCTCCGATTGGGTTCGGCTCAAGGCCTCATCAGCCTTGTCTGCCGCCTGGGTTGCGGTGGTTGCAGCCTTCGAGGCCTTGGTAGCAGCGCTCTCGGTCTTGCTGGTCAGGTCGTCCAGGCGCTTGTCACGCTCGGCCATGGCGGTGTCATAGGCTGCACGGATCTCGGCAACCTGGCCGGCCTGAGTACTGACCATGGCCCAATAGGCCGATTGCCAACCCAAGACTGCACCGCCGGCGACCAGCAGAGCTGCGATGATCCAGACCTCTGCCCGACGCCACCAGCGGCGAGCAATGAACTCCAGTGCGCATCTGTCCATCACGATGTACCTCCAAGCTTAAGGCGCAGGCGGGCGATCTCATCGCTCTGCAGCGTCACCCGCTCTGTCAGGCTGGCCACTTGGCTGGTCAAAGCCTCGATTTTCCCCTCCATTCGGCCAACGGTTGCGGCGAGGTCGTTTCGCTCCTTGGCGAACTGATCGGCGCGGGCCTCGGCTTCTTTCCGGGCCTCGCGCTCGATGTCTAGCAGCTCATTCAGGCGCCGGACGACGCCAATGTCGGCAGTGTCCATTGCACGGTCAGTCGCGTCTCTGGAAAGCCACTTGCGCAGCCAGAGAAAGCCGCCCAGCAATACAGTGCCCGTTCCGCCCAGCCAGGTGGCTGTGCCTGGGCCGAAGTCGGTCGGGTCCATCCTTTTCTCCAAGAATAAAAAAACCCCGCAATAGCGGGGTTCTAAATTGTGTAGCTTCAACTCTTCGTAATAGTGCCCAGCGTAAAACCGTCTACTGAAGAGATTTTCCCGCGCCATAGCTGGCCGCCTGACAAAACCGGAGTAGAACTCGAGGTATACACCTTGGCGTCTTTGAGGTGGAGGTACTGCATTGCAGGTTGAGGGTCATCATCCTGAGGAGGGCTATCGAATGTTTGGATGGCGCTCTGAAGCTCCTCCACATCGACGCCCTCAAATTTGCGAAACGCCTCAGAAAAATCCTTCGAAAGCTGCTCGAAGTAAGCACCGTGGGTAATTAACTGCCCAGACACCAACGACCCGCCGACTGACAGGGTGATGCCGATGCTGAGGCGGGTATTGTTCGAGAACCTAACCAACCACTGCAGCAACCAATCCGTTTGGCGACCTTCCCACTCAGTCTTCAAATACTCTGCATTCTCGTAATGAGACTGCTCAGCGGGCTGGCTCAAATCAACGACATCCGACATTTAATAGCTCCGTGCCATTACTCAGGAGCCATATCTATACCGCAAGAGATCAAAACAAAAAAGCCCGGCTTTAGCCGGGCTTTGTGGTCACTCCTCAACACGCGCAGGAATGACAGGATGGAGTTAATTTCGCTCAGTCGCTCACTGATGTCAACAGGCAATCACGCGGCCTCTTTCATGAGCAAGCCTTCGGCCTCCAGAATCACCCGCACTTCTGCCAGCGCGTCGTCGATCATGCCGTCGAGCTTTTCGTTGATCTCCAACCTCCAGCGCCGACGCGTAGACTCCGGCGTGGCGTCAAGATCCCAGGTGTTCATGTCGTAGAAGCTATCGGGAAGGATGATCACATCCTCTTCCATGGCTTCGATGCGTTTTCTCGCAGCGTGGCCAGCAGCCACCGCAGCATTGACTGTGGCCTCGCGGCGCCACGACGACGCATCCAGCGGGATATCCACCGATACAGATTGCGGGGCCTTGCGGCGTGCACCCTTCAGTTTCGGGATCGCCCAGGCGGTCACCGCCTTGTAGATGAACAACGTAGGCGCAGGGCTCGCGATCAACGGCCGCACCAGCGTGATGGCCTGCGCCTTCTTGGCCTTGTTGGTGCTGTACTTGGCGACCAAGGCTTCCCAGTGCCGCTCTTTGAGCATGTGGTGCAGGCGGGCCGACAGCCAGTAATCGATCTGGGTACGGTCGATACCACCTGACCAACCACCCAGCGTGGCCAAGCACCCACCCTCCTCCTCAGCTGACTTGTACAGTTTCTGCCAGGCCTGGGCCTTCGCCGATCCCTTCTCGCCCGCCGCCAGAGCGGCAACTACTGCACCAGATACGCTGCTATAAACCATGTCCTTCCCCTCAATCCCCGGTGTAATTGGCGCCGCCGGCGCCGCGCCGGTTGCCGTCCTGATATCCAGCCTCTGGCCCGCCGGCCCGAGGTCTTTTCAAGTGCTCGATCTGCCGTGTCGCGGCCTGCAGCCTCATGCTGAGCTGGGTCACCAGTTCATCCAGGGCCAGGGCCTCGCCAGTTGCAGCCGCTACCCAGCCCGAGGCGTTGCAGTGGTCGCATGGCAGTTCGTGAAACACGCCCTGAGTGACCGCTCTCCCACGGCACAAAGGGCATACATCCAACTCGATCACGGCCTTCTTGAAGGCTGGGCCGTGCTTCTTCATCAACCGACCACCTTCAGCCCTTGGGCCCGAAGCGACTTCTCAGCAACCTCACGAGCCCACGCTGAATCCGGGCAGCCCATCAAGACTGGAAACGGATTGGTGACGCGCAAGGCCTGGCGACTGGCCTGCCACGCCCAGCGGGCTGCCTGCACGTTGACCGTGTCCTGATAAATCATGTGGACCGCCGACCCACGGAACCCTTCGCCGTGCAAGCGAACCTGCTCCTCGACGAATGCGGCTTCGAACTCGGCGCGGATTTTGTCGGTATTCGTCATTTCGAATCCTCGCTTATGGTGGATACCGGAAGGCCGTCGAAGCCCGCGCGCCCTGCGACCTCGCAGAGAATCCATGAATCCGTTGATCTATCACCGGTCAAGCCGTGAACCGAGGCGAAACCCTTCTGATCAAGGTGTGCGTGCCACTTCTCCAGCGCCTCGCGCTTGCGGGCCATGACGTCGGACTGGATGTACACCTTCACGTTGTGGCCCATGGCGTGGTTGATCAGCAGCTCACCCACCAGGTGGTCAACACCGAGGTCAGCCCAACCGGTACGGGCCAGCTTGCGTAGGTCGTGGCTGGTCCACTCGCCCTGCCCCATGACCGAGAACACCGTAGAGGCCTTCGATTCGCTCATGGGCTTGCCCTGCCGCCCCGGGAACAGGAACTCGCCCTCGTAACCCTGCTTGAGCTGGATCTCGCGGCAGGCCATCAGCAGGAAGCGCACCTGGTCGGTCAGCGGCAGGCGGTGCTGCACGCCGGTCTTGGTGTGCTCGGCGGGAATGAACCACTCCCGTTCGGCCAGGCTGATGTGGCTCCAGCGGGCCATGCGGGTTTCGCCCAGCCGGGTGCCGTGGCACAGCATCATCAGGGCCAGCAGGCCATGCTGCGGGTTGTGGGCCAGGGTGCTTTTCATGCGCGCCATCAGGTCTTCGAGGTGCACGCCACGCAGCCTCGACGGCTTGACCGTGACCTTGGCCTTGGAGAAATCACGGAAGCGGATGCCGGCCATAGGGTTGGTGCTGATCAGGCCGAGTTTGGCGGCCTGCCGGAAGGCCAACGCGAGCAACTGAAAGACCAGGCGCACGTAGTCGATCGAAAGCGACTCTTGCAGCGGCCACATCAGCTCGCGGTCGAGCAGCGCTTTGTCGATCTGGGCCAGTGGCGTTTCGCCCAGGCGCGGCGTCAGGTGCTGCTTGACAGCCGACGCCGCCGTGCTCTTGCGCTTGGCCGAAAGGCTGCGGTCGCGGGACATGCGCTCAGCGAACCAGGCCAGCAGCTCGCCGGTGAGCACCCAGCTCGACAGGCTCGATCCCTCCCCCGCTTCCAGACGCAGCCGGATATCCGGCAGTGCAGCAGCCACCTTGGCAGCGCTCAGCTCAGGGTATGAGCCGATCAGGTTCCACTTGCCCTTGTGCACCAGGTACCACGATCCGCGCTCGCGGGAGCGGTGAAAGCGGAAATACAGGCCATGGTTGCCCAAGGCGCGCAGGTCGCGCACCTGGCCGGCGGCCTGCCGGCGAATCTCTGCATCACTGATTTTGACAGCGGCGGTATTGGTCATGCTGCAACCTCCGTTTTTGGCAGGGCCAGGTACGCCCTCAGGCACTCCATGGCGTCGAAATGCCCCTGACACACAACGGCCAGGTAGCCTTGGTCGTTCAGCCGGCGAATGCACGCTTGCTGGCTGGACGAGACAGGCGCCGGGTCAACGGTCGCCTTGAATTCGATGTACAAACCGAAGTACCCGCCGCGGGCCATGGTCAGCACCAGGTCGGGGATGCCGGCCTTCACGCCCTGAGCCTTGAGCTTCAGCGCCACGCCCTTGTGCCGGTGACCGCCGTTCGGGACGTGATAGATCAGCTCGAACACCTCGGGATAGCGCAGCTGGATCTCTTCGAGCAGGGCGGCCTGCTCCTGCCCTTCCCGGTCGACGGGCTTGGCGCGGGCCGGCTTGGCCTTGAACGATCGAAGGGCGGGTGCATTCATGCGATCAGCACTCCTTCGTGGAGCAGCAGCGCCTGGGTGCGCATGACGCCCTCGGCGTGGTACTGGCGCGCGGTGTCGCGGTCCACTGCCCGACTGCGCCCGTCGCAGGCGTCGTGACAAGCGCTGCAGCACCAGGCGCCTTGTAGGTCGTGCGGCTTCTTGCCGACGCCGCAGGTGCCCGCCAAGCGATAGTGCGCAAGGACAGTGGTCTCAGGGTTGCCGTTGCACACGCCAGGGATGCGCACCTGGCACTCACGACCGCGCGCGGCCTTGGTCAACTTCGTTTGGCGCATAGATCAAGCTCCTAGCTGATGTGTTCAACGGCCTGCAAGGCGGGCGCGCATGGCCGACAGGGCGTTGTTGCCAACCTCTGGCGTCCGGCTACCGGCAACTTCAGCGGGAAGCGCCAGCGGCATCTTCTGCAGCGGTTCTCCGGCCATGATTCGGCGGACGGCGATGGTGTAGTTGCGCTCGTACAGTTTCGAGCAGGCATCGGTTGGCAGTTTGTTGAGGTTCTCGAAGCCGCACTCCTTGGCCGCATGCCACACAGCATCGTGGCTCCAGCTGCCCCGGCCAGCCATCGCAGGATGGGCGTTCCGAGTAGCCTCGCGAAATGCGGCCGCCAAGGTTGGAAGGCCAAGCATCTCCGGCGATGGCTGGCACCACTCGATGAATTTGCCGGGGGCGGGAATGAATTCACGTCCTGACTGGCGGCAGCGCATTAGACCGAACTGCAGCTGCTCGGGGGTGTTGATGCCTGCCTCAAGGAACGCTGTCAGCCACTGCTGCTTGGCGGCCTTGTACGTGCTCATATCCGGCCAGGCCTGTTTCCAGGCGCTGAAGATGGTCCGCAGATCACGGAACAGCCGATTGATCACTGCAGCAGTTTTGCGATCGAGCTCGGCCTTGATCTCGGCGGGAAGCGTGTCCCCAGCAGGGATGTACTGGCCGGTTTGAACTTTGGCCCATAGACCATGGGCGATGGTGGCTACCTGGTTCATTGGTCATTCCCCCCTTTGAGCCATGAGGTATCGTCGTCATCGAAAGCGTTCGATTGCTGCGCGCTCGGCTTGCCGGTAGCGGATCGAGCTGCCCGGGCCAGGTCCGATTTCACCCAGTTGACGAGGGCGGCGAGCCATTGCTTCTCGGTCTGCACCAAACCCTTCGCGTCGTGGTGCAACACGAACCCGGCGATTGCCTTGGAGCCGAAGTTGTCCAGGGTGAGCCCCGAACGGAGTGCATACGCTTTGAGCAGGTCCTGATCCGGCACCCACTCCAGGAACATTTCGAATGGCTCGCGCAGAGAGTGAGTAGATTGGTTAACTGACGGATTGGGTGCAGCTGCTGCACCCCGTTCTGCTTTTTCCTGCACCCCGTTCTGCTGCGAGCTGCACCCCGTGCGGTTTCCTGCACCCCGTTCTCTACGAGGTGCAGCAGATGCACCTCGTTTAAGTTGAAGGTCGTACACAATGGGACGGCGATCACGGCGGTCAATGTAAGCTGCCGCGATAGCCTGGTTTCCTGCCACGATCCAGCCAGCTGCTTCCAGCTCGTCGAGCTTTAGGCGGATGGTGCGCTCGGACAGGCCGGTGTCCTCGGATAGCGTTGCAGCCGACGGGAAGGCGCCGCGGCCATCGGTACCGGCATAGTTGGCGAGGCAGAGCAGGACGTGACGAGCTGCAGGGTTCTCCAGGGAGGATTTCGGAATAGCCAGGGCCCAGGTCATGGCTTGTACACTCACAGCGAACCCCCAGCCTTCAGTTCAGCGAGACGCGCCAGTCCTCTCGGGGTGACCAGAGGATCAAACGCGGCGCGCTCGATACCGGTTTCCGGGTCGGGCTTCAAGGCTGTCACCTTGTGCTTCATCAATCCCGAGGTGACGCGGGGCTGGTAAGCGATCCATCGCTTTGAACCCTTGCGGCGGAATATCCAGCGGTTCTGCTCCAGCCAGTCGAACAATTTCGATGGGGCAACCTGAAGCTGCTTGGCCGCATCGGTGATGCAGATGGCCCCACAAGCAGCTGCCAAACGCTGGATTGCTGCGACCTTCGGGGCTTGCTTCTGAATGACCTGATGGAGCTGATGGTTCTGCTCTGCTTGATCGGCGGCCAGTCGCAGCGCCTCAGCGAAGGTTTGGGGGATCTGGACCTCCGCCAATACCCGCGCCTCAAGCTCCTGCCAGCGGTCGATAATCTTGGCGCGCAGTTTGGCGTTGTATCCGGATACCAGCACCAGAGTATCGCGCTGGCTAAGTAGGAACTCTGGATAGGATTGGCCGTTTTGTGGGTGGGTGTATTGGGTTTCCTCAGATTTGAGGACACCCTCTGCAGCCAGGCGCCGTGCGTCCCGCAGCACATTGTCATGGCTCTTGCCAGTGAGCTGCGCGATTTCGCGGGTGGACATTACCTGACGCGCCAGCTTCGGCGAATTACCAATATCTGACACAACAGCCTTGGTATTGCTCGCATCGATTGCGGAGTGCATAATCGACCTCGATATGTTGTTGAAGAAGCCGGGCTGCCACCCGGTTTTTTTATGCCTGCGATTCAGGTACTGGATGGATCAGCAGGTGTTTCGGTCATCTACTGGCTCAGTGCCAGATCAGTCATGATTTAAATGTCAGGCTGCTTCTGGATCGCAAGCCGTTGGCGGGAAGACATCGTCAAGGCTGCACTCGGCGCCTAGCCCGTTCAGCGCAGCGACAATCTTCCGGGCCGCATCCAGGCCGACACACCGTCGCCCGGCCTCGTAGTTGGCCAGACGCGACTGGTTCCAACGGAGCTCTCGGCATAGCCGGGCTTGGCTAATCCCCGCAGCTACCCGGATCTTGCGAACGTTGTTCATTCGGGGTTCCTCAATGACTAGCACTCAGGATAAACACGCATCGTGTTAATATCAATCACAATAAGTGAAAGCCGTGTATTTCATTTCGTGATGAAATCCCGCGCATGAATGAATCACTGAGCCAGCGCATTAAGCGCTTGAGAAAAGCGACGGGAATGTCCCAGGCCCAGCTGGCAGATGCTTGCGGCTGGAAATCGCAGTCACG